CGTTCGGTCTTCCCACTTGTTGGTAAAGACTTCTTTAAGATGATGATTGGACTTGCCGCTTCTGTTGGTATTGTGATTCTAATTCATTCCCTGTTACAACCGCAATAATGTTCTTAAAGGAGAAAAAGATGAGAGCATTTAATCTAATGATTGCAATGTTCGTGAGTTTAATCGCCACGGGTACCGCAGTCGCTGATCGTGCCAACACTATTAATATTGTTGGCTCATCTACCGTTTACCCATTCGCTTCTAAAGTTGCAGAATCGTTTGGAGAAGCTACGGACTTCAATACACCTGTCATCGAGTCTACCGGCTCCGGTGGCGGAATGAAGCTGTTTTGTGCAGGTACTGGACTTTCCACGCCTGATATTACTAATGCATCACGTCAAATGAAATCATCTGAAGCAGAGAAATGTGCTGCTAATGATGTTGAGTTTGTCGAGTTTATGGTTGGTTATGATGGTATCGTTATTGCCAACTCTCTGAATGGCGGACCTACCCTTGAGCTTACTCTTGAGCAAGTGGCTGTTGCAGTCTCTGCACAGGTTCCAGATGCTAACGGTAATCTGATTGATAACCCATATGAGATGTGGTCTGATATTGATGCATCTCTGCCTAATCGCCCAATTTATGTTCTGGGTCCACCAACTTCTTCTGGCACCCGTGATGCTTTTGAAGAGCTGGTAGTACATAAAGCATATAAGAATATGGGCTTTGACAAAGCAACATATAAGTCTATTGAAATCCGTGAAGACGGAGTATATGTAGAATCCGGTGAAAACGATAGTTTGATTATTGATCAGCTTACGGCTGACGGTAACGCTGTGGGCATCTTTGGATTCTCCTTTCTTCAGAACAATGCAGATCGTGTAAAGGGTGCATCTATTGATGGCGTAGAACCTACGTTTGAAGCTATTGCATCTGGCGATTACCCTGTATCTCGTTCTCTGTTTTTCTATGTTAAGACCGGACACATCGGTGTAGTAGAAGGCATTGCCGAGTATGCAGAAGAATTTGTCTATCAAGCAGAACCTGATGGTCCGCTTACTTCCATTGGCCTGATTCCGGGCAATGATGCAGACCAAGAGGCCATGTATGAGGCACTCGAATCCCTTTAAGGGGTAGTTGGAAGGGGGAGTGAAAACTCCCCTTTCTTTTTTTAAAATATAAAACAAGGAAACTGTAAACCATGCTAAAGAAAATCTTTGCATCTCTCGCCCTCTCTATTGCAACGGCAACTGCTGCCTTTGCTGAAACCAAAGTAGGTTTTATCTACGTAGGTCCAATTGGTGACCTTGGATGGACTTACCGCCATGACGTTGGTCGTCTTGCTGTAGAAGAAGCATATGGACCAGACGTATCTACTACCTATCTGGAAATGGTACCAGAAGGACCAGAAGCAGTCGAGGCAATTACTCAACTTGCTGAAACTGGTCATGATATTATCTTTACTACATCTTTTGGTTACATGGACGCAACGAATGCTGTTGCTGCTAACTACCCAGACGTAGCATTTGAACATGCTACTGGATATGTCCGTGATACTGAAAATATGGCAACCTTTTCTGCACGCTTCTATGAAGGTCGTGTAGTACAAGGACTGATCGCTGCCAATATGACAGAAACCAACAAGATTGGTTATATTGCTTCGTTTCCTATTCCAGAAGTAATTCGTGGAATTAATGCATTTATGCTGGAAGCGCAGAAGCACAATCCAGATATTGAGGTGGATATTATCTGGCTCTACACTTGGTTCGATCCAGCAAAAGAGGCTACTGCAGCACAGGCACTGATCGACGAGGGTGCAGATATTATCGTACAGCATACCGACTCTCCTGCACCTGTACAGATTGCAGAGCAGAACGGTGTATACGCATTCGGACAGGCTTCGAACATGAGCCGTTTTGGTCCTAATGCACATCTGGTTTCGATTGTAGACGATTGGGATTCTTATTATGTTGACCGTGTTGGCGAAGTCATCGACGGTACTTGGTCTGGTGGAGACACTTGGTGGGGATTCACTAAAGACGGCAAAGGTGGTGAAGTAGGCATGGTCGCCCTTGAAAGTTACAATGTTGCAGCTATGGGTGCAGGACTCGTACAGCAAGCACAGGCTCTTGAAGCTGCTCTTGCTAACGGTGATCGTCATGCATTCCCATGTGAAGGTCTGCTGAAGCAAGACGGTTCTGTCCCAGAGGATTGCGCTAATGGTGCTGATCATCTGCAAGACTGGCCAACTCTGTTGTCCATGAACTGGTACGTAGAAGGTATTGATGCTTCAGTTCCAAATTAAATAAAAATTTACACGATAGTTAAATTTTTTTGAAAAAGGGGGTTGACAACAGCTCCCTTTTTATTATATTCTATATGTAAGTTGAGATTATCGTCATATCATAAAGCATAAGAAAATGATTGACTTCCTAATCAACTTGATATATAATAATACTCTTCATTATGTTTGAGTGATCAGGAGAGACCTATCATACATTTCCATTCTGTCCAGTTTAAAAACTTTCTTTCGACTGGCAACACATTCACAAAAATTGATTTGAATAAATCACCTACTACTCTGATCGTAGGTGCAAATGGTGCTGGTAAATCTACTATGCTGGATGCACTATCGTTCGGCCTATTTGGTAAACCGTATCGAAACATCAATAAACCGCAACTGATTAATACTATTAATAGTAAGGATTGCGTTGTAGAGGTAGAGTTCTCGGTCGGTCCTAACGGGTATAAAGTAGTCCGAGGAATTAAACCTAATATCTTTGAAATCTATAAGAATGGGCAGGTTATCAACGAGTCCTCCCATGCTAAAGAGTTTCAGAAGATGCTTGAACAGAACATTCTGAAACTGAATCATAAGTCATTTCATCAGATTGTAGTCTTAGGTTCATCCTCCTTTATTCCGTTTATGCAATTGACCGCTGCGCATAGACGTGAGGTAATTGAAGACCTACTCGACATTAATATCTTTTCTAAGATGAATACTGTTCTGAAAGACAATATTGCTAATCTGAAAGATAAGATTCGTGATGCTGTGCATCAAGTTGATATTGTCAAGAATAAGATTGAAGTTCAGAGAAAATACATTAATGATATTAAAAATCTTAATGAGGAAAAAATCTATGAGAAACAAACCGAAATCAAGGCGCAGGAGAATACAATTGAGCAGATCGAGCTTGAAAATGAAGAAATACAAGAAACTCTTGCGGCAAAGTATGATCAGGTCGCAGAACGATTAGAACAAGCTGGTAGCACTTTTCAAGACAACCGTATGCTAAAAGCATATCATCAATCGGAGATGAAGAAACTTGTTAAAGAAGATAAGTTCTTTCAAGAAAATGACGTTTGTCCGACTTGTACGCAAGAGATTGACGAAACTATTAAAAAACAGAAGTCTCAAGATATCGCAAAGAAAGCGAAGGAAATCCAGAAGGCGTTTCAGGCGGTAGAAGAAAGTTTATCTACTGGTAAAGAACTGGTAGATGATTTACAGGAGCAGAATAAAAAGTCTATGGAATTGAATGCTACTCTTAGAGATAACAATACTAAGATTAGTATGTCTCGCAGATTAATTCAGAAACTAGAGCAAGAGATCACAGACACCTCTGACAGTAAAGAGAATATTAAACAGGCGAATAAAGACCTTGAAAACTATATTGATGAGAAAGATGATCTCCTCACTCAGAAACTAGAGTTGTCTGAAGAGTATGACTATAGCAGTGTGATTGCAGAGATGCTGAAAGATACTGGTATTAAAACTAAGATTATTCGTCAGTATTTGCCTGTTATGAATAAACTGGTCAATCAATATCTACAGACACTAGACTTCTTTGTTCATTTTGAATTGAATGAAAGTTTCTCTGAGACTATTCGTTCACGCCACCGTGATAACTTTTCTTACGATTCTTTCAGTGAGGGCGAGAAGCAACGTATTGACTTGGCGCTGCTGTTTACATGGCGACAGATTGCTAAGATGAAAAACTCTGTAGCGACTAATCTGCTGATTCTAGATGAGACTTTTGATTCTAGTCTAGATAATGATGGTGTTGAAAATCTGTTTAAGATTATTCATACTCTGGGCGCAGACACTAATGTATTTGTCATTTCTCATAAAGGTGAAATTCTGGATGGTCGATTTAAGTCTAAGATGGAATTCTATAAAGACAAAAACTTTAGTAAAATTAGGTAAGAAAGTTGTTGACTATCTTTTAAAAATGGGGTAGGATATAACCCTAACTTTGAGACTATAAAGGTTTGTTATGAAATACAGTGAAGATCGTATCCTTAGTGAGCTTAACGAGTATATTGCTGCGACATATGAAGGGCACTACTCGAAGCAGAAGTTTCAGGCTACTGAGTTCATTATTGATTCTGGTCACGGGATGGGTTTCTGTCTCGGAAACGTAATGAAGTACGCACAACGTTACGGTAAAAAGGATGGTCGCAATCGTGATGACCTTATGAAGATTGCACACTATGCAATTATGGCTTTGCACGTGCATGATTTAGATGAAGAAAAGTTCGATACTGAATAAATATACTATACACACAATAAATCGGAGTTAATTACTATGAATACCCAAATGCTTGAAATTTTGCGCAATTTCGGCACTATCAACTCAAACCTTGTTTTTCGTGAAGGGAATGTTGTCCGTACTGTTTCTGATGCCAAGAATGTAATGGCAAAGGCGACTGCAGATCAACCTATGCCAAAAGAGTTTGGTATCTATGATGTCAATGAACTTATGAATGCAATGAGTTTGATTGAAGGTGCTTCTGTTTCTTATGAAGACACCCACCTTTTGATCAAAGGTGAAAACTCTTCGATTAAATATTTTTATTCTGATGTAGAAATGCTTACAAGTGCGCCAGACAAGGATATTATTATGCCTCCTTGTGAGGTAGGATTTACTTTGACAGAATCTGTTCTTTCTGGTCTCCGTAAAGCTTCTCAAGCCTTAGGTCATAAAACCCTTCTCATTGAAGGTGATGATGGAGGTAAAGTGAAATTGTCAATTGTTGATGTAAAGAACCCTAGTTCTAATGCCTATAGTGTGTCTGTATCCGGGAACTTTGGTAGTGTTCAAGATACAGCTCGACTAAGTATCAACATTGATAACCTTAAACTTGTATCTGGTGATTATCAGGTAGAAGTTTCGTCTAAACTTATTAGTAAGTTTACTAATACCAGTAAGCCCTTTGAATACTGGATTGCTCTAGAGAAAAACTAAAAGGAAATATGATTAATGAATGATTCAAAATATTATGATCTAGCAACGAAAGTTTCTCGTTCTTCTATCGCTATTATTGATGCTATCACTCAGCGTGGTGCATTCAAGGGTGAAGAACTTTCTACTGTAGGTCAGCTCCGAGACCAATGCGTACAGTTGGTTCAGCAGACAGAAGAACGTGAGCAAGAACTTGAATTTGATGAAGATGGAGAGGAAGAATAATTATGGGTCGCTGGAATAGTGATGAAGATGACGGCACATATACAGAATACACATTGACAATGCGTCGGTATGAAAACCATGATTGTGTAAATGATGTGGCCTCTACCTTTCGTGCAGATGATGAAGATTTGAAAGACATTCTTCAACACACAGCATATTTTCTTCAAGGATGCTCTTTTACATATGTTAAAGGTCTCACTGCTGAAACAGTAAGTGACTAATATTAAAATGGGGGCTTGACCCCCATTCTTTTTTCTTATATAATGGTTTCCTAACTCTAGTAAGGAATATTGATGACTGACTTTCTCTGGGTAGAAAAATATCGCCCACAAACTATTGACTCCTGCATTCTACCACAGTCACTGAAAGATACATTTAATCAGATTGTAGAAACAGGTGAAATCCCTAACATGCTATTTACAGGCACTGCTGGTCTTGGTAAGACTACAGTAGCAAAGGCATTGTGCAATGAACTGAACCTTGATTGGATTTTGATTAACGGTTCTGAAGAAGGTAACATTGATACACTGCGAAATAAAATTAAACAGTTTGCATCTACCGTATCGCTGCAAGGTGGTTATAAGGTAGTCATTCTAGATGAGGCTGACTATCTTAATGCACAGTCTTTCCAACCTGCTCTGCGTGGGTTTATCGAGGAGTTTGCTAACAACTGTCGATTTATTCTGACCTGTAACTTTAAGAATCGTATTATTGAACCGCTGCACTCACGGTGTGGTGTATATGAATTTAATACAAATAAAAAGTCTATGGCAGAACTTTCTGCTCAGTTTATGAAACGTCTTACTTGGATTCTCGATCAGGAGGATATTATTTATGATAAGAAGGTTCTTGCTGAACTTATTATTCGTTTTGCGCCTGATTGGCGTCGGGTTATTAATGAGTGTCAGCGCTACTCTCTGTCTGGTACTATTGATACTGGTATTCTTAGTCTTCTCTCCAATAATTCTGTTAATGACCTCATTGGATATCTTAAAGCAAAAGACTTCAAGAAGATGAGAAGTTGGGTAACGAATAATATAGATACAGACACCTCTGGTATTTTCCGGAGTATTTACGATTCAATGACAGAGACTATTCAACCAAATAGCATTCCCCGTGCTGTGCTTATTCTAGCAGACTATCAATTCAAGAATGCTTTTGTTGCAGATCATGAACTAAATGTCGTTGCTTGTCTAACAGAACTAATGGCGGAGGTAGAATGGAAATGAAGCACGAATTAACTCTTTACACACAACCCAACTGCATGTACTGCGATATGATGAAAGCAAAGTTGAATGAATGGGGTTACAAATACAATGTAAAGAACATTCAACAAGATGATGCTGCAAAAGCATTTATTGTTCTGGATCGAGGACATAAAACTGTCCCACAACTCTACTATGGACTTATGAATATTAATCGTGGAGTAAATACAGAAGATTTTACACAAAGCATTCTTGAACAATATATTGGACATTTGGATGAGATTAAATGAGAGTAGGATTTACTTGCAGCACTTTTGACTTACTTCATGCTGGTCATGTGATGATGCTGCGTGAAGCGAAGACTGTATGTGATTATCTGATTGTAGGACTTCAGACTGATCCAACGATTGATCGCCCAGAAAAAAACAAACCTGTACAAACGCTCCTAGAAAGATATATTCAATTGAACGCCATTGAGTATGTAGATGAGATTATTCCATATCAGACCGAACAAGACTTGGAAGATATACTTAACATGTTCCCTATCAATGTTCGTATTCTAGGTGAAGAATATAAAAATGGTAAGTTTACAGGAAGAAATATTTGTACAAAACGTGGAATTGAGTTATACTACAATAAACGTGATCATCGTTTTTCATCCTCAGACTTAAGAGAAAGGGTATCAAATGAATCCATTCGAGTTCGTGAAAGCGATCAACAATAAGCAGAATATCATGCGTGATGATCTGGATGAAAAGGCATATAATTCTTTCATGATCAATCGCTCATATTCTTATTTTCCCGACACCGTTCTTCTTGCAAATGAAATGAATATTCAACATCACCTTGATTCTAAACTGCAAAATGACTTTCTTATAAATACTATTAGGAAAAATCCAAAACGATTCTCCAAATGGAATAAAGTCGTTGCGGATGATGGTCTTGAAGCGGTGAAAGAATATTATGGATATAGCAATGAGAAAGCTCGTTCTGCTCTTTCACTACTTTCTACTGAAGAAATAGATATAATTAAAAAGAAGGTAGATCATGGTGGAAGAAAGAGAAGTAAATCTGGTTGACTGGCAACCGAGTGATATGTTAGAAATCACACTAAATGAACCAGATGATTTCCTAAAAGTAAAAGAAACTCTCACTCGTATTGGTATCGCTTCTCGTAAAGATAAGAAGTTATATCAGTCTTGTCATATTCTGCACAAACAAGGTAGATATTTTATTACGCATTTTAAAGAATTATTTTTACTTGATGGTAATAAGTCTACGCTCGAAGATACAGATATTCAAAGACGAAATACGATTGCTACTCTTTTATCAGATTGGGGTCTGCTTTCTATTGTAAATGTAGAAAAAGCAAAAGACGTAGCACCGCTGAGACAAATTAAAGTTTTACCTTTCAAAGAAAAGAACGATTGGGAGCTTTGTCCGAAATATAATATCGGAAAATAACCTTTCTACTTTTCGCTTGACGAAAGGTAATACCTATAGTATAAATATATCTGGATTGCCCGAAAGGGGGTCCAACTTTACCTTGCTAGTCAATAGGAGGAATATATGACTGGAAAATTTACAGGATATCCCCGTAATGGGTTTATCGGTTTCGATCACATCTTTGCTGATTTAGAGCGTATTCATAATCAGGCAAAGGATACCTATCCACCACACAACGTTGTAAAAGTCGACAACTACAAGTTCACTGTCGAACTTGCTGTCGCCGGATTCAGCCAAGACCACATCGACATTGAAGTTAAGGATCATGTCCTTACTATCACTGGAGATAGACCACAGCGTCGTGAACAAGATATGTATGTCCATAAGGGTATTAGTGCTCGAAAGTTTAAGAAGTCATTTAGACTGTCTGAATACACAGAAGTAATCGGAGCAGACCTTTTGGATGGAATCCTGACTGTCGATCTTGAAGTCGTCCTTCCAAAAGAGAAGCAGCCTCGTAAAATTTCAATTGGAAAAAACGAGGAATCTAAAAATGCTGAACTTCTTACGGAAGGTGGGTAATAGTCTCATCGAATCTCGGATGCATGCCGCATACTACGGCGTAGCAAACTACATCCAACGTGAATACCATACTGGTATTCCTACTGGCGAATTAGTTGATATGTTGAAAAAGGATGGATACGATGCAGTCATTACTAAAATCCGTTAAATCTTGGATCACCAAGCAAGCAAAACGAGCTGCAATGTCTGAAGAAGAAAGATACCTTTCTGACTCGATTGACCTTGCAGACTTTGAAGCACGTCAACAGAAGATTATGTATGGTCAAGCACCACACCAAATCAATGGACGACACTGGTTAGACTCACGCTCTTACCAGTAAATAAAATAGGGTGGATTCGTCCACCCTTTTTTTGTTGACAAATAGCAAAATTTATTATATAATGTTCTCTCAAACTTAAAGAGGGTAGCGAATGCAATTTTACACTTCCGTCAATCGTCTTGGCAACTCCATTCTTGTACGGGGTTACAAGGACGGTGTGAAGACGCAGGGACGCATTAAGTTTAAACCAACATACTATGTTCCCACAAAAGAAAAAACAGAATGGAAATCTCTCAGTGGTCAACCCGTCGCACCAGTCACTTTCAATGACGCTAAAGAAGCAAGAGAATTTATTCAACGATATAAGGGCATGGATAATTTTGAGGTGGTGGGCAATACAAATCATGTTGCTCAGTGGGTTTATGATGTTTATCCTGATCAGATTAAATTTGACCGTGAAAGCATCAACACGACCACAATCGATATTGAGGTGGCTTCCGACGACGGATTCCCTGAACCAGCTGCTGCCGATTATCCCGTCATTACTATCACTACAAAAAACAATATTGATAATCTTTATCATGTTTGGGGTATGTATGATTATGAACCTCAGTCGGGCAATGTCAAATATTACCGCTGCCAAGATGAGTATGAACTACTTTTATCTTTCCTTGCTTTCTGGCATAATCCTTCTAACTGTCCAGATGTAGTCACAGGTTGGAATACTACATTCTTTGATATTCCTTATCTTGTAAACCGTATTACTAAAGTTCTTGGTGAAGAAAAGGCAAAGATGCTTTCACCTTGGAAACATATTCGTGAACGTAATGTTAAGAAGATGAATCGTGAACTACTTGCGCACGAGATTACAGGCATTCAGCAACTCGATTACCTCGACCTATTTCAAAAGTTTGGATATACCTATGGCATGCAAGAGTCCTATAAGTTGGACCATATTGCGCATGTTGTTCTGGGAGAAAAGAAACTATCTTATGAGGAGTATGGTTCGCTGCACTCTCTGTATAAGCATGACTTCCAGAAGTTTGTTGACTATAACATCAAAGACGTTGAACTCGTCGACCGACTAGAGGATAAACTCGGACTGATTACACTTGCCATGACTATGGCATACAAAGCAGGGTGCAACTTCAACGATACATTTGGCACTACAGGTATCTGGGAAACAATTATCTACCGTGACCTAATGTCTCGGAAGATTGTGCCGCCTCTCAAGAAAGATAAGAACAAGCAAAGGTATCCCGGTGCATATGTAAAAGAACCTACACCTGCGATGTATGATTGGGTTGTTTCTTTTGACCTTGCCTCGCTGTATCCGAATATCCTTGTGCAGTGGAATATGTCACCCGAGACTATCGTAGATACTTTCAAGTCTGGCGTCTCGGTACAGGGTTGCCTGAATAAAGTTCCTATCTCAAATAAAGAGAACGAGACGACTGCTGCTAATGGTGTTGTCTTCCGCACTGATGAATCTGGTATTCTCCCACGTATTGTAAAAGATTATTATGTAGAGCGTAAGGTTATTAAAAAGAATATGCTGGACGCCAAGCAGCGCCAGCAGGAACAGGGCAACTCCTATGAGATTGAGAAAGAGATTGAACATCTAGAGAATCAGCAGATGTCGATTAAGATTCTGCTTAACTCTTTGTATGGCGCACTCGGTAATCAATACTTCAATTACTTTGATCAGCGCATTGCTGAGGCGATTACCTATAGCGGGCAACTTTGTATTCTCTGGGCAGAACGTGCTATGAATGCAGCGATGTCAGAGGCATGTGAGAAAGAAGATGATTATGTGATTGCGATTGATACAGACTCACTTTATGTCAATATGAAACCTCTTGTTGATAAGTTTCAACCCAAGAACCCTATCAACTTTCTCTCGGAACTGGGTGAGAAGCATTTTCAACCTATCCTTGCTAAAGCATATGCTGAACTGCACGAGTATATGAACTGCAAAGAAAATCGTATGGACATGGAACGTGAGGTGATCGCAGACCGTGGAGTTTGGACTGCCAAGAAACGTTACATTCTAAACGTGCTGGATAATGAAGGTGTCCGTTACTCTGAACCCAAGATGAAGATCATGGGTATTGAGGCGATTAAATCCTCTACGCCGATGGTTGTCCGTGATAAGTTTAAAGAAGCATTTAAAATCATCATGGAAGGGGACGAGGAACGCACGCAGAGGTTCATCCAAGAGTTTAAAAAAGATTTCTGCAGTTTGCCACCCGAGGATATTTCTTTCCCTCGAGGGGTCTCTAACATTACCGACTGGATAGATAAAACTTCAGTTTATAAAAAGGGTTGCCCGATACATGTGCGTGGGTCTATCTTGTATAATAATGAAGTGCGCAAATTAAAGCTTGACAAACAGTATGAAATGATACAGAATGGTGAGAAGATTAAGTTTGTTTATCTCAACCTACCTAATCCGATCAAAGAGAATATTATCTCATTCCCTATGGTTTTGCCTCAAGAGTTTAACCTACACAAATACGTTGATTATGAAACACAGTTTAATAAAACTTTTGTAGAACCTCTGCGTGTCATTCTAGACGCAGTTGGTTGGGAAGTTGAAAAAACTGTATCACTCGAGGACTTTTTTGGATGAAGAAATGGAAGAGCCCACTGCGATATCCTGGTGGCAAATCTAGAGCAGTAAAGTTTCTGTTCTCCGATCAGAACCTGCCAACACAGCATATTGCAGAGTACCGTGAACCTTTTTTGGGTGGTGGCAGTCCTGCTATCGCCTTTACTAAACTTTTCCCAGACACTCCAGTTTGGGTTAATGATAAATATTATAACTTATACTGTTTCTGGAAAATACTGCAAGAACAAGGTGTTCGTCTGTATAATGTAGTAAATGGATTAAAGCAGCAGTGCGATACAGAAGAAAAGGCGAAAGAGTTATTTTTGCGTATTCGTAAAGATATTGATGAACAGGATGATATGTTTGAGATTGCATGGCGTATGTATGTAATCAACAAATGTTCTTTTTCTGGGTTGACTGAAAATTCTTCTTTTTCTAAACGTGCTTCTGTCAGTAACTGGTCTAAGTCTAACATTGATTCTTTACCTTACTATTCCGATTTGATACAGCACTGGAAGATTACTAATCTGGATTATTCTGAACTGCTAACTAATGACAAGGATACTTTTGTTTTTCTTGACCCACCTTACGACTTGAAAAAAGATTATACTCTTGCTGGGGGTGACGGTGAGGCACTGTATGGTAAAAAGGGTAATATGCACAAAGGATTTAATCATGTCGAGTTTGCAGAAAAACTAAATCAACACGATTGTATGATGATGGTGACTTATAACTCAAATGAGAATATCAGAAATCTGTTTAAGGGTTGGAAACAGAAAGAATGGGACTTGACTTATTCCATGATTAATGGTAATATAAAGTATCAAGAAGCACAAAAAGATCGTAAAGAACTATTATGTATTAACTATGATGTAGGAGTATTATACCAATGATGCCCGTAACTAATTTTGAAAAAGTAATTCAGTTCATGAACACCTATGGTCAAGAGGTAAAGTCTAAAGCAGAATTTCCTGATGCTACGACTACACACTTGCGGGTAGACCTGATTGAGGAAGAACTAAATGAATTGAAGGAAGCAATTGCTAATGAAGACTTGGTAGAGGTTGCTGATGCTCTTGCTGATCTTCTCTATGTCGTGTATGGTGCAGGTGGTGCATTTGGCATCAATCTGGACGCATGCTTCCATGAAGTGCACTCTAGCAATATGTCTAAACTTGGCGAAGATGGTAAACCGATCTACCGTGAAGACGGTAAGGTCATGAAAGGGCCAAACTTCCGTGAACCAGATTTGAAAGGTATTCTCTAAATGGACTACGATATTCAAGAAGTTGGTGGTGTAAAAGTCTACACTGCAACTCAGTGGATTAACTCTGAAGATAAACTCGGCACTTTTATGGAAGATACCGACTACGATCTGCTCGTCGAAGATGATGCAGACTTCTATGCTCCACCTTCTTTTGGTGAAGAAAATGGCGAGCAGAATATTATTTTCAAATACCGTCGTGGCATTTTTACAGAAGAGGAGCAGCTCGGTGCATATGATGCTCTGCGGGATGCTGCAGTAGAAACACAGAACCGTGGTATTGCTGCTGGTCCTAAAGGAGAGATACTCTCTGCAAAGGGACGAGGTGGTCGAGAATGGGTCACACCATTCCAACAAGAGGTTTTATCTTGGTTGGGTCGTCCCCTCTCTGCTCTCTACGAAGACGATACTATCGAGGATATTCGTGCTCGTCATGAAAATGGTAAAGGTAAAGAAGATACACGTGGTGTTGTTTGGTTGCGTTCTGAAGTGACTAAAGAGTATCCAGAATACTACGGTTGGTTTGACCAGTGGATTGAAACTACTCTGAAACTCTCTCGTGAAGAGCAGATTGAAGAAGCAAACCGTATTACTAAAAAGTTTATCTCTGATACTAACTATGCACAATCTGTAATGTCTGGTATTGCTGGTTTCTATGACCGTTACCCACGTATCCCATATGGTCGTGAGACTTCTTATACAGAGAAGAACTTTGAGAAGTACACTGGTTGCTATCCATTCATGCGTAAACTGGCAAATAAATTTGCAGAACTTCTTCCAGAGCGCCATGGTAAGCAGGTAAAGCAAGCAAATAAACTGGATGATCGTTTCCGTGTAGCAGGCAAGGATACACCTTTCACTACGATTACTGTGAATAAAAACTTCCGGACTGCTGCTCACCGAGATGCTGGAGACCTGACTGAAGGTTTCTCTAATCTCTCTGTAATTGCAAAGGATAAGGTCTGGTCTGGTGGATATCTCGTCCTTCCAGAGTTCCGTGTGGCAGTTAATATCCGTCCGGGTGATCTGCTGCTGATTAATAACCATGAGGGCATTCACGGCAATACACCTCTGCTTCCGCCAGAGGGTAAAACGATTGAAGAGATGGAGCGTATCTCTCTGGTCTGCTACTTCCGTGAGAAGATGCTTGAACTTGGTGAGTGGGAATACGAAAAGACTCGTAAAGAGTTTGTTGAAGACCGACGTAAGGATAAAGATCATCCGATGCAGCGTCCACTCTGGAATGGCGTCTCTCCCGGAATGTTTGAGTCGCAAGAATGGTATGATTATTTGCTTGACAATGGTGGGTCAAATATGTTACAATTCTATCATCCAGAGGCCACAAAAGAGTCGTCATCACTTGAGGAGTTCTTTTCCTAAAATATGTGTGCAATAATTGGTGCAATATTTGATCATCCAACTACCGATGATCTTGAGTCCATTCAGCGTGTATTCCTCGAGTCTCGTATTCGAGGGATGCATGCTACTGGCATATCATATACACAAGATGGTGTAGTTAAAACAATCAAAGAAGCAATCCCTGCTTATGAGTTTGTTGACCGTCATATGCAAGATATGACATCTTTCATTGATACGAATGGCAGACTTGCTCTAATCGGTCATTGTCGTTACTCGACCAGTGATCTTGAGTTTAATCAACCGATTGCTAATTCAGATGTTTCTATCGTACATAATGGTGTAATTACACAGGAACTTCCAGAGAACTGGAAAGGTCTGTATGGGTATGATTGTGAAACAAGGAACGATACTGAACTGCTACTTCATACAATTAAAGATGATAAGTCTCCGCTGGAAGTCTGGAGTAACTCATCCCTAGCAGTAATTGAATTATATTCAAATCAAACTATTCGATTTTATCGTAACGGTAAACGTCCATTATACTTGACTTCTGTGGCAAATGGTAGTATAATTACCTCTACTATGAATATTGCTAAACGTGCAGGTTTAGAAAACTCCTCTGGAGTTAAATTCAACACCTACATAACTCTGAATGAAAACGGTATTACAGAAGAGTATGTACCTACAAATCAGAGTGATCTACAGGAGATGCATTATGTATAATAAAAATGATTTCACTTATGGATATGAGATTGAATGGGGTGATATTGATCGCACTCTAGAGATTCCTGCAGAGTTAGGTGCTTGGGAGTATGCTGAGACTGATATTGTAAACCTGCATGAACCCTATCAATACGTCGCTTGTGACCCCTTGGGTGAAGAACCACCTATGGGTGGAGAGATTAATACTAAACCTACTCGAACTTGGCAGGGGCAAGTAGAACGTATTGTACAGTTACGTGAATTGTTTGAATCTCATGGGAATACACCCACTGCTGCTTGTGTAAATCATGGACATCTGCATGTTTATGTTCCCGGATTAAAAGATGATATTGATGCACTGAAACGTTTGATTGGTTATATTCAAAAGAATCAGGACGCTACTATTAATCACTGCTATGGTTTTTATGATCATAAAGAGATGAGAAAGTCCAAAGGTGCTAAGATGTATTTGAAACTCGACGGTGGTCGTCGTATGCCAGATTATATGTGCGATAATATTCAGAACCTTGCTACTGACTTTGATCACTTCATTAAACTGCATGCTGCTGGTAAAGATGGTGTATCAATGGGTCGTCCGTTTCGATTTGCTATTAACACCTACTGTATGAAGCATACTGGTACGATCGAGTTTCGCTGCTTCCGCTCAACTACCGATACAAAAGAGATTGAAGATCAATTCCGTTTTGCTGAGAAGTTTGTTGATGCGGCACTGAACGATGGACCCTCAGTAGAAGAGATTCTCTTTGAACAGGGATATCGGTATAACTTCCCTCGCTTTATCTGGAATTATAGGGAATACAATGGTTGGGTTGCAACCAAGTATGATAAAGCACGGGGTGACAAGAGACGTGAATACCATGAAGTTGCATAAATGCTCACGTGATGAGTTTATTAATGCAATCTCTTCCGATAAAGCAGATAACTTTGCAAAAACTTTTAGAGCAAAAGCAGACATGCAAACCCTTTGGGAGTCTTGTATGGGTTTATGGGATGGTGATGATCTAGCAGGAGCAATTATTGTTTCCTATTCAAAACGCTCTCCGATTATTGCTAATCTACAATTACTACATACCTTTGCGAAACACCGACGCAAAGGAGTTGCTCGGACTCTCTGCGACTGGGCATTTAACGACTGTAAGTCTCATATGGCAACTTACTTGCGGGTCTCTGCAGAAAAACCTGCTGTACCTTTCTATGAAGCGATTGGCATGATCATGCTTGGAGAACAAAAGTCTGGTTCTCAGCTCTCTATGTGCAGACTTCAAGGGAATGATTGGTCCGAGTGTGATTACTCTCTTTCTGATATGATCATTCAAAAAGCAGTTTACAAAAAAGGTAAGGGTGGTTGCAAAAAAATCTTTGTAAAAGAGCAGAAAAGTGTTGACGTTTCTGATTTCATGTAGTATACCATATTATGTAATCAATTGAAAAGGTTTTTATCATGACATTCCAGGCATTCGTATATGGTTGGCGCAATGTTCACAATGGAAAAATGTATATCGGTTATCGTGGCACATCTGATGTCAATGATGGATACAAGTTTTCCTCCGAGGACACCGAACTGAAAGACGCATGGTCGTTAGGTCATCTTCACCGTTCTATTCTTTTTCGTGGTAAAAAAGCAGACGCTATCACAATGGAGCGTAAACTCCTGAAGCATGTTGACGCACGCCGCAGTGATAACTTTTATAACAAATCAAACGGTGGTGGTGTAGGTATCTACGACTACAACGATATCTCTGATGATATGGCGAAGGTAGGTATTGATTGGATTAATGGTGAAGACCCTATTGAAGAAAAAGATACATACGATCTTATTGATACAGATTTAGTTGAAGGTATCTGGCAGGCAGTTCAAAAAAATCAATATGAAATTATTGAAGAACCAGTTACCAAGATTGGAACCTTCGACCATAACCAAGTTCGTTTGACCATGTTTGATCATAACCACGTTCGATCGATTGCTGAACGTATGATGCACGATCCTGTTGAAGCACGAAAGAACGTTTCTCCGATCATCGTGTGTGTAACTCAGGATGGTGTCAATACTATCATTGATGGTAACCATACCTCGCACGCAGTCGTGCAAGCAGGTTGGACTTCATCCCCAGTTGTCTACATTAACTCTTCGGAGTTTCTTGACAATCAGTCGAATATTGACTACTTCGGTAATATCGCAAACCACAACCCTAAGATCAAAAAACCAAATTCTACTCAGGATTGTCAACGTGCGATCATTAACCTTTACACCCGTAACCTAGCAGAAGAAGATGAAGAATTTAAAATACTAGAGGGTCAGAAGTTTAAGTCTGAATGTGAAAAGGCTTTCTGCAAACTATGGACTAAGCCTCAAATTTCTGCTAATCTAAAATCTGCTATTGTACGTATCAAGACTGACCATGCTAAAGCACAAATGAATTTCCAAACTTACTCAAAACCTGAATTAGATGCATTAACCAAAGAAGTTGAGGGTGCTAATCCCAATCTTGCGGTGGTGACTATTCAATCTAGTGCAGTTTATAACAGTGGCACTGGTGCTGTTATGAATAAGATGGGTGGAATGGACGTTTGGGAAGGGTTGATTATTATACATCATGGTAATTTGCATGAATATGATGTTCGAGATGAGTCCGAAAATAAACTTATTAAAGCAATGGAACGTATGCATCCTGATTGTGATGTAAAATATATATTTCTTGACCCGTTCAAGAAACAAACTAAAGTTGAGTTTTAATGGACTTTCGATTAAAAGAAAATCGACGTGAATCTTTTATACGATGGTATGCTTGGTCATTAAAGTATAAAGACTGCGACCCAGCAGTTTGGATGACAAACTACCTCCATGAACGGTATGAACACAATCAAGAGCAAAAACTATGGTTGGCATGGTTGTATGGTAACACATACTACCTGCCTACTGCATGGGTGCTGATCAAC